TATCGTTCTTGTGGAATATCAAAATTAATATAATAATAACGATAATCGCAACCACCAACCAAATAATCCAATGATTATTAGCTGGTTCTGTGTTAATATTGGTCGTGACAGTTGACATGATATTTATATAGATGATAAATTTATTTTACAATAAAATAAATGGCCACAATGACAAAAATCAAAATAATAATACCAACAATACCGATAATTAAATATTTTGACAAAGAACGAGTGGTTGTTGGTGGTGGATTTGAAAACCCGGGTCCCTGATTTCCGGAACCATTGTTTCCATTATCACCGTTTCCACTGCCTGGTGGACCAAACGGTGCGGGACCAACATAAGCCGTGACCGGAACAAAAGTCATGAGTGACTGACTTGTGGGAGATTTGACATTAACATTAATGGGTCCTGAATTGACACCAGAACCGGGAGCATTAAATGTTGGATATTCTTTTTCATCTTGATCCTGCAAATTGAAATTGTTACCATAATAAATCTCTACATAACCTGTGTTTGATGGAACCAAAAATATTTGCCAAATGGAACGAGTATTTGTTTCGTTGGATAATAAAGCGACATTAAGATATTCGTTGCTCGAAGTATTTGACATATATTGGATATAATTTTCACCCGATGCAATGGACTTGGCCCTTGCCAACATGAGATATCCGGCGTCCCATATGGCTTGGCCATTGGTTGGAGATGCTGGAACACTATTGAAAGCTGGAGAAGGTGTGATTATATAAGGATCGGCATCACTAATGCTGGCGCCCATTGTGGCAATTAAATTACCGTTGTAATCAATATCTGTAACCACGGCGATCGATCCTGAACCATATGTTTGTGGAAATACTATTGCGACCATATCGCCATAATTTATGGTATTTTGTGATGGTGGCGACGAACTCATTATACCTAATAATATTAAAAAATAATTTATATTGGTTTTGTTGAACCATTCGTTCCAATGATTTAACAAACACCAAAGAATTCACAAAAGAGAGGGCCATCCAGGTTATGCTCCTGGTCCGACACGTTCCAAGCGTGCCATGCTACTATTACAACAATGGCCCATTCCATTTATGTTCACAAATGGAATGCATCAGTTATGATAAAATGCGCACGGAGAGAATCGAACTCTCGTCTTGAGATTTACGGTCACATGTTTTGCAACTAAACTACGTGCGCGCGGCTTCACCGGGTACTGCCCCCGAACCTCCTCAGTGACGGTGAGGTATGCAGAATCTTCTACACCATGAAGCCAATGATTCATTCTAAATAAATCATTGCCTTGGTTGTTACTCCAGAATCGAACTCTCGTCTTGAGACTTACGGTCACATGTTTTGCAACTAAACTACATGCACGCGGCTTCATCGGGTACTGCCCCCGAACCTCCTCAGTGACGGTGAGGTATGCAGAATCTTCTACACCATGAAGCCAATGATTCATTCTAAATAAATCATTACCTTGTTGTTACTCCATATTTCAATTATAGTGGAGAAAATTTTTTGTCTATGAATTTCCAACCACTCCATTTGAACATTAAGTAACAAATCTTTATATCACTTTATTGAAATTCATAAAAGTTTATGGACCCATCATTGCTTGCAATTAATTCCGGCATAAAACATCACTCATAACTCAATCATAATTATAATTTATGTCCACTTATAAGTTAATCACATCCATTTACAAATCACTTTCGAACACGGGAGAACCAAATTCATGGTTCACGAATTCGCGCCAAACAGATGACTTGCGTAATTATTTTATTATTGACAATAAAGTTATTTTTTGCAACAATAAAATTTGCTCCAAAAATTCCATGTTTAAACCATTGGTCTGCCTAAATAAAAATTTAATCACATGAATACATGAATCACATGAGCAAACAAGATTTGGGTTTATATTTTTTATCCCATCTCATATCAAATAATTTACCAACCCGACGACCAGATGATGTTGACGTCCGGGTAAAAGCATCATATTTTTTTACCATGATACCATCATCTTGGAGTTTATTCATGATTCTTTTTCTGGCAAATTTATCTAAAATACACGAGGCTATATTTTCGTCATCAATTTTAACATCAAAATCAAATGCGATGTTTCCAAGTTTTTTATGTTTCGTGAAGAAAAGAATAAGTCGTGTCATTCCTTTGGCACTGGCGACGTCCAATTCTTTTTTTATTTCGTCATAAGCTCTTTGAATTCCTTCTTGTGTTTTGCTATGTAACTGATAATAAAGAGATTCTGGAATATGATGAGCAGTCACAATGGTATCCACGGTGTCCACGGTGTCCAGAAATTCTGGTAACTTGATCGAATTTTCTATTGATTTTTCCGTGGCGGCCAAACATTGATAGTCATCAATCATTGTGATTGTATTTTGATTAATATTGATATTGATAACATGATTAAACAATTGCTATGATTTTCTAATTTCAATTTTTTTAATTGTACATTTGTTTTGCGTGTTTGATGAGATGCGTTGTTTTGTTGGCATAACGATTAACTAAGCTAGCTGGTATCGATCCGCTAGGATTGACATGGGCCAAACGATACAATTTACATTGGGATCCAAGAGGCTCAAAAACATAAGCAGAAATATTAATTTTTGCCCTAACGTATTTATTGGATTGTTCTGGTTTGATATCAGAATCAACAGAATACATGTAAATATAACCAATATTGTTTACAACTGTTTTAATTTGCAAATATAGGACATCACGAGACCATAGAGGCCACGGCATACTATTAATTTGGTAACATAAACGTGTGTTATCATCAAGTTGTTCCACTACTTCGTAAGATACAATATCACTATCAAATTCTTTCACATGTTCTTCTCGTGCATAAACATTCCAAACATAACTCATTAATGTTAGCATATCAACATTGACTAGACCGCTCGAACAAAAACAGTCAAGATTGCTACCCTCAATTGATAATTTATCAATTTGAATGTTATCGGTTGATGATATTGGTTGCACCAGTTGCCAGTTAGAACATTGTAATAAATTTCTGACATAATCAAGTTTTTCACTTTGTTGGTCCATTTTGATCTAGTTTTGAATTTAGCATCTTAATTTTATACCAGTTAACATTGAACTGATGTAAAATTAATTCTGAAAAAAAATTGACTTTGTTATTCTGATTAATATAAAAAACAATCTGGACACCTGCTATAAAAATGAATCGTATTGGTACCGTGAGAAAATATTTGGATGGTGTCAATTCTATGGCAGATTTCAGGAATAATGTCNGTGGACTAAAAACCACGGAAATCGGATATTTGTTTGAATTGTTAGGTTGTTTTTATTTGAGATCCAGACCTGAATATGTGACGCGCATGACTTATTTGGAACTATATGATGATATAAATCCGGCCACAAAATTTCAACTGAAATTGCCAGACAAAGATGAGGGCATTGACGCACTGGCCATGATTAATGGAGAGTATGTCGCCATTCAATTCAAATATAGATCTGATCCTAGTGTCATGATACCATGGGAAAATCTGGCCACATTTTTTGGACTGTCATTCGGTTTGAGCGACCAAATTCAAAAAGGATTTTTTATCACGAACACAGACAAATTGCACCCCAACGTGGAAAATTCTGACAAAGTATTTACCATTACGGGTTCTGATTTTCGCTTACTTGGTAAAGAATTCTTTGATGGACTGCGCAAGTGGCTAGATGGTGAAACTGTTGATAAACAATCTATGCCACACATTGATAGTCCTAGACCCTATCAATCAGAATGTTGTGATAAATGCTATTCTCACTTCTCGGAAAATAAACGTGGTTTCATTGAAATGGCTTGTGGTACGGGTAAAACATACCAAGCCTTTATAATTGACAAAGTTTTGGACAATGATTCAACTATTATTTTTGTACCATCACTTTATTTGTTGTCACAATTTTATCACGAATGGCTTAACCAATATTATTATGAAAATAAAAAGAATCAGGTTTGTTATTTGTTGATCGGTTCAGATGCTGATCTGCGAGACGATTATTACAAAAAATTGACAATGCACACAGAGTTGACCACTAATATAGACCAAATCAAAAAATTTTTAGTGACTCCAATAATAAAGAAGGTCATCATATGTACCTATCAAAGTTCTGATAAATTGTCTGAGGCAGCAACAAATTATCGTTTTGATTTTGCTATTTATGATGAATGTCACAAAACGGTTGGAAACTTGAATAAATATTATTCCAAATGCCTGGACAAAAAATATATCATGATAAAAAATAGATTATTCATGACAGCCACCCCTAAAATTTACACAGGAAAGTTTTGCCAACAATCAGTTAGCATGAACAATACAGAGATTTATGGTCAAAAAATTTTTTCCTACAATTTTGCACAAGCCATTAAAAATGGTTATTTGACAGATTATCAAATTATCAGTTGGAACATTATCAATTCGGAGATTCAGGGCTTTATTAATGATAAAAAATTAGTTGAATTAACTGGGAAAAAATATCCGGCTAAATACGTTGCTTGTGCCATTCAAATTCTTAAAAATTTCCAACAGAAAACATGTAATCATATGGTAACTTATCATCAAACTATTGAAAAATCCAATAAATTCAAAAATTTATTGTTAGTCATGAATGAAATTTTATTTGGCCAAAACAAACTTGATATTTATATAGAATATTTATCAGGTAATCATACCATGAGATCACGAACTCAAATCATTGGACAATTTATTGATAGTCCAATGGCCATTATTTGTTCTGCCAAGGTCCTGAATGAGGGAATCAATATACCGATTATAGACAGTGTTACTTTCGTGGACCAAAGGAAATCAACCGTGGATATTGTTCAATGTGTAGGCAGATCTTTGAGATTATATGCGGGAAAACAATTGGCTCACATTTTTGTTCCAGCTGAGATTACAGATTTGGAAAATTTAATCGTAGACAACTATGAACCACTTATTCAGATTCTCAAAGCCATGAAATCCGTGGACGAACGAATTGTGGAATATTTCAAGTTTAAATCCACCAAAGTAACAACAGTCAGAGAACTAGTTGTCCATGAGTGTATTAATGAAATGGAATTAATTAACCAAATAGATCTTGCCAAGTGGTCCGACAAAATTACCAACATTGTATGGCACAAAGTTTCCGATAAATGGGCAAGTATTACAGACATTCAAAATTTTGTCAAAGAAAATGACAGAATCCCGCGGACCAATTGTACTGATGTCACAGAAAAAGCCCTGGGTAAAACATGCGCCAAATTCCGGAGCGATTATCGCAATGGTAATTTGTCGCAAGATAAAATTGACGCTCTGAAAAAAATCAAATCTTGGTGGTGGACCAAAGACAAACACCAAACCGAGGCTGTGTGGATTGCCTGTATTGAACAAACCATTGCGAACATGGAAAAAAATGGCGATCCGACTTTCACTCGCAGTCAAATCACAAAAGATATATTACCTCGTATCATTGAATTAATTGGGTCAGAAAATATTGAGGCCCGGCTTCCACAAAATAATATCAGTCATATATTAACAGAAAAATTGTGTCACAAAAAAAACAAAATAGAAAAAGTGGCCAAAAAAACCTATAAAATCATCAATTTTGAAGAGGTCTTGAAAGAGTATCAGGAAAAAATGTCTCCACAAAATAAGTCTAATTAGAGTCTCATTATTGGATGACAATATGTGATAACAATATCACACATTATCATTCAACAAGATTCAATCCATTGCTTTCGGGATGATATCAGACGGATTTCCACTCATAATATCTTTTGCTATCGTTTCGTAATCTATTGATTGGTCAGGACCACATTTGGTATCGTCACAATAAACTTAACTAATATTTGAATTTGTTTACACATCAATTTTTCAATTTATATCCATCGTCCCGCTAATTTGATATAGGTTCTGAGATCCATGCCACATTTCTCCAAATTTTCCAAAAATGTGTCCTTCTTTGTATCATCCGGTGCAACAACATTGGATAAATCAACTTGATGTTTGACCAAAATCATGATTGTACTGATATATTGTTTTTCGAAGATGATGGTCAATTGTTCCTGACTAATTTCCACTCCTTTGGACAAACAATAATCAAATATGTCATCATTGCGATAATAAATGGCATAAGACAAAATGATAAAATAATCAGGCACAAAATCATATCTCTTCAATTGTCTCAAAGCTTCAGATGTGGCCATACCGATTTGCTTGGAGATTCTTTCGTTGTATTTGTTATAGTCAAAACCATATTCGGATAAATCTTTGAATAAATTGTAGTCCATTTTCTCAGTATCAAGAGTGTCAGCAGTGTCAAAATGATGACGACTCTCGCTCAAATATTTAAGCAAAGATTCTACCAAATAATCATCCGATGGATAAATTGATAACAAATATTGGAAAACACTTGGACAATAATACTTTCCGACAGTCTGATATATTTTAATATGATTGGGATCTATTCCCGCCTCGACCAAGTATTTGACCATATCTGCCAATTGCAAAATGATCGCAAATTTGAGACAATGGAAATTGCCTGCATTCTTAAAATCAATATTCACATCAATTTGATATTCGGCAAAAAAATTAGTTTGTTTCAATATTTCCAACACATAAAAATCTTTTTTCCAAATTGCTGCCAATGCAATACAATTGTCCTCTCCTGAATTGTTTCCAATCATTTCCTCAATGACGTCATACACTTTTTCCTCAACCAATAAATAATATGGAAACAATAAATCATAATCTCCCAAAAACAAGTGCCCATTAACATTATCGATGTGGAGATCATTAAAAGTTCGTTTGTCCGTCATAATTTTTTGTAACATTCCATGAGTTGAATGTTCGACATAATATTTATACAAACACGAGTTCTGAATTCGCTCGGCGACAGTTTTATCACATACCAAATTGTTAAAACCCGTGAGAAGACCATTCATAAAATTTCGAATGTTGGCATCCATGATTTTTAAATTAATGAATAAATTGAAAAAATAATTTCATAAACAATATTATTTTTTCAATTTTTTGGTTTGTTGAATAGTTTGATTGTATAATTGCATCAATGACATGGATCACGTAAATCATATTATCAATGTTATTCACATTAATCATTTTTTATATGACTTTCAAAAATGAAATCCATATAAAAAATTTCTTCTCAAAGTACGTTACCATTACTCACACCAAAAATTTCATCCAAATTCTTGAAATTGGTTCGGAACTTGACGGATAAACATTCTTTGATATCTGTGGCATTCGTATGCAAAGTCATCACGAATTCAGCCCCATTATTAAATGTGACGACAATTTCGTTATCGGAATTTTGCTTCATTTTATAACTAGTAATTTCGTCCGTTTTTTTACCAAAATCATAAATGGTAAAGCGAGTCTTGTAGAGTCTCAAAACAAGTCGATCTGTTTCCTTGAATAAATGATCATATAAACATTTAACATGTTTCTGTTTTCGTTTTTTGGAAATAGTATTCATAACTAATTCGCAAATTGGTTTTAGAATAATATTGGTTTTTTGTTTGTCCGTTAATTCAGAATATTTTTTTTTGTTTTGTAATTTTTTATGTGCATATGCATTAATTTTATCATAATGTTCATAATAATATTTGCCCACGTTTGAATTCTTTTTGTACTTGCAAATTTTCATAAGCTTTTGTGGTATAATGTTCTGTACATTAATGGTTTTGTGGAACAAACAAATGTATGCCGTATAATCATTACCCCATTTCAATCTGAACTGATGTTCAATTGTATGTTCTTCCTCCGTGTTAATTTCAAACATGATAATGTCATCTAAATATTGACTGAGAGCATTGGATAGTGCAATCGCATATTTAGCATAATACATTTTGTCTTCGGTACTACAATTGTTGAATACCTTGGCATTGCTTTTTAAATAGGACTTGGTTTGGTCACAAACGGGGATTCCCAAAGTGGTTGAAAAAGTGTTGGCTAGACTATATAATAATAAATTTTCATCAACCGGCATTGACAATTAATAATATATAAATAATATTGTTTTGGATTTATTTTACTTCAAAAGCCAGATAATTTTTCAATTTTTATTAAAAGTTATTGACTATTTATAATATAAATGAGCCAGAAAAATGACTATAGGTTGCCCTCAGATATTAAACCATTGAAGTATCATCTAACTATAGAACCAACTGGACCAGATTATTATGTTTTTGATGGCCAATGTCGAATAGATTATTATAATAAAACTGGCACGACAAATTTTGATTTTAATTCCAAAGACCTGACTCTTTTGGAAATTTATTTGGAATCCAGCGAGGTAAAATTACAACCTATATCCACATCATATAACTTGGAAACTGAACGCGTAACAGTAACATTTGAAAAAATTCCAGAGTTTGGCAGCCTTAATATAAAATATAAAGGACTAATTTATGAGGAACCTGTTGGCTTTTATCGGTTCAAGGAAAATAATCAATGGGTATTACTGACACAATTTGAGGCCATAAATGCCCGAAGATGTTACCCTTGTTTTGATGAACCTGGAATAAAATCTTTATTTCAGGTAACTATTATTGCTGATATTGATAAAAAAGTTCTGAGTAATACGGAAATTTTAGAAACTACAACCATTGGAAATAAAATGCAACATCGTTTTCATACAACACCACCCATGTCCACATATTTATTGTCATTTTATTTGGGTCATGTTGAACCGGAAATCGGCATAACAGAATCGGGAAAACGAGTCAGTATTTATTATGATCAGTCATTATTGCGTCCATACATTTTGAAACAAACCATTAAAGGAATCAATTTAATGGAAAAATTGTTTAATTATCCATATCAATTGTCAAAATTAGACATAGTATATGTCAATATTTTGGAATCTGCTGCCATGGAAAATTGGGGCTTGATCACTATCAGAAAAATGGATGTTGTGCTTGACAGTGACAATCGAATATCTCCTTTGGATCAAATTAGTCTTTCCTATGTCATTTATCATGAGTTAGCACATCAATGGTTTGGTAATTTAGTTACGATGAAATGGTGGTCAGATATTTGGCTTCATGAAAGTTTAGCCACCTGGCTGGCTACTTATATTATTAGTATATTGGATCCCGATTGGAAATCACACGAAATATTTTACTTAACGGAAATGATTTTGTCTCTAAGTTTGGATAGTTTGACAGCGAGTCATCCAATTGTCAACAAAATAAACAATCCCAAGATCATGGTGGATTTGTTCAATTCTATCACTTATTCTAAAGGCTCAGTTGTCATTGATATGTTGGTTGAATACATAGGTTTGGAATCCGTATTAAATGGTATACGTTATTATTTGCGCCAGTTTGAATATAATATTGTCACCACGAATGATTTCTTGGATAGTCTCCAACGTTACAGTCAAAAAGATTTGCATACATTTGTGAAATCATGGATTCTCCAAAAAAATTTTCCTCTGATCAAAGTCGAGACATTGGGAAATCATGCGCTGGTCCAACAATCAGTTTACCAAATTGTTCCAAAAAATAATGCAGACGCGAATGTTATTTGGACTGTGCCACTCAATCATGAAATTGTTTTGCAAACGAAACAACGCATCATTCCAATGATCAAACCATGTACCAAATTTAACAAAAACGGTGTCAATTTTTATGTCGTCGCATATGATGCTCCAATTATGAATCAAATTATTAATTATTTTGATGGTCTGACTGTGTTGGATGTGGCTGATATTTTGACCAGTTCATATTTTACTTTGTTGGCAGATGAAATAAAAGTGGACCAGTATTTTGAATATGTGGGAAAAATTGTTGGTAAATTATCTGTGGAAAATCCGTCCGGATTAATTTTAAGAATTTTGTGTCATTTTTATCAAAGATTTAGTTTGGTTGTTTACAATTCCAAATTAATTAAAGAATACAATAATATATTGGAAAATTATATCTCATCTGTTCTAGATAAAATTGGTCTGAATTTTTCAACGACGGAATCAGTAGATATCATCAGAAGTAGAATAGCTGCTTTTGAATTAGCTTGTCTCTTGTCCAAACCTAAATATGTGATATATTGTCAAGAACTTGTGCAACAATTATTGGCCGGGATCGAATCACAAGAATTGGTAGGTTATACTGGAGAAACTATTATGGAAACTGCCATCAAAATGGATTATCGAAATGGTTTGTTTTATCCCATGTATGATTTGTTATTGAATAGTCGCTATCAATATTTATTGCCCAGTTTAACCATGACACCTAATTATGACGCATATCGAAAAATATTAGAACTGGTTGCAACCAATCAAATTAGTTTTGATTTGAAATTGCGAATAATTCAAGTCGCCAGTCATAATACTTTGTTCAATAAATATTTGTGGTATTTCATTAAAAATCATTGGGATCATTTGGTTGCAGATGTAGGTGCCATGCAATTTGCCATCATTCGTATGATTTATCCTCTTGGTGAAATAGTGGATGAGAATGATAGCATCCGAACCGATATGATTAAGTTTTTCGTCAAAAATTTTTCACCAGAAATTCAATATAGTACTAAGAAAATAATTGAACAAATTGGTATCAATACTATTTTTAACCGAAAAATGAATTTTTAGTTAAAAATTATTGAAAGATTTTAATATGATCTAATATTTGACCACCAAATCAACATATTTGTCCGAATATTGTTTAAAATATTCTGATACATGTGATTGGACCTGTATTGTGAAAAATTTTTCGTAATATTCGTCCGTGATTTGACTGCGATTATATGCATGTTCGCCGATAATTTTTTGCAAAATAGTAATTAATTTTTGTTTAAGTTGACTAGTTAACATTATACCGGTTGCATAAGCTCGTGCAATTTCGCATAATTCTGTGTCGTCATCCAAAAAATAATACAAATATTGATAGGATACGTCAATTTCCAAATTTCCACCCAATTCTCTGTGTTCTTTCATGGTATCTCTTCCACCGGAAAAAGCATATTTTTTGATTTTGGTTTGAATATTCTCCGGACTATCTGACAAGAATATAGGGGGCAGTGTGGAAGTGGTACTGGCTTTTTGATTAATACCCTGAAGTCCCACTAAAAATTTGGAACAAATGATAGCCGGTTTGGGATAGCCTAAGGAATTGGTCAGATCACGCAAACTTCGAAAATATGGTGCCTGGTCCACGGCACAGGGTATTAAACAATACACGTCTTTGTTGGATCCAAATAAATGTGGAAATGCACCAGCCAAAGCCGGTGCCATTTGGTAAGGTGCCCATTGAAATTTCCCAACAGTACTATCATCATTGAATCCATAAATATTTTTGGTCGCAAGAACTGTCATTTTTTTATTAATATTGGCAATTAATGGTCGCATATATCTTTCATATTTGAAACTACTGAAAATAAATGTTTTTTCGGGATCAAAACCACATGCGATAATGTCTCTTGCATTTCCCTCGGTGCAACTTAAATAGTGTTCCAAAGTGCCATCCTTAAAATAAAATTTTTCTTCGTCGGACATTTCTATAACAACCCAGCAATCAAATACTTTTTGCAACCACACTGTAAACATCATTGGTATCAAATGTCCTGCATGCATAGATTGGGCGGATGGTCCTCTGCCCGTGTAAATGTAAATTTCTTTCCCAGCTGCTTTAGCACTCAGTATTTTATCAAAATCTTGATGTGCATAAAATATTTCCCGTCTAAGTAAATAATGAGGTTCGCATCCCAAAATATCTCGCATTTTGTCCAAAAACTTGGAATCAATTGGCATCAAACCAAACTGTTCGATTAACAAATCATAATTGAATTTGGTATCACATGTGGCCGTGACAGGATTAACAACTTGGGTATTTTCTTCGAGCGTGATTTCTGTAACTGGATTATCTATCGGATTGTCTATTAGAACATCCATTTCTTCCAAATTAGTTTCAATTTGTTCCATTTTTTTATTTTTGATGTCACTGCTATGATAATATTGATTCACAAATTAGACTAATTTAACCATTGAAAAAATCAATTTTTTCAATAATTCAGATTCAAATAACAACAACGTCACTTTCTTTGAACCAATAAATGACAGATTTGGAGCATTCAGCATAAGACTGGCCTGACACAACACAATCCTTGTAATTGTCTTTGAGATTGATGGTTACGACTAAAAATGCATAAATTCGCGTGAAAATTTTGTACGTGTCAACATTCATATATTTTAAGGTTTTTTTGAAAACTAATTCCACATTTTTGTCATTGTGTGTAATACTGACAAGTGGATAATCTTCATCAGGTATGACAAATATATTATGGTCGGGCAAATTATAGATATCACTGACAATGTGATATGGATAGTAAAATGAGGCTTGCGTGCACAACATAATAATCAAATAATATAACGATTGCATATTGGAATGATAATATTTGTGAAATTTATCCACAAATTTGTCAAAATCCTCTCGTGTGGTACATTCAGTTTGGTTAATTAAAAGTTTCATTCGGTTGAGATCCAAAGAAATTTGATATATAATATTATCACGGAGTTCTTCATTGATAAATTTTAAATTTTTGTTCGTAGAATAAGATTGCATGAGTTCTTGAATCATTTTTTTGGGACGCAAATGCATACAAAAAATGGAATTTTTGGAAAAAAGTAAATAATTTTTTTTGTTAAAACCTTCAGTGAATTCTGTGATGGTGGTAATACAATTATTTAATTCTTGACTAATTTTCTCAATTTCATCTTTTCCTAATGTTCGCATAATAACATTAGGTAAATTGATTATTTTTGTTGTAGATGGTTCACTTTCAATGGTTAATTTTCGACAACACAATTTTATTTCATTTCCAAGTGAAACCATTACTTGACGTGCATATAAATCACGTGTGTCAGTCATTTTTCGTTTGGCATTAAAAGTATTGTTAGTCATATCCGATTGTTAGACTAAAACTAGATAATTAAAAATCAATTTTTTATTTATATCTCCCCCACATCTGCTGAATATAGTGTCTTGTTCTAGTATTTTGTTGGACAAAAAAATACTAAAACAATTAAATTTAGCGGCTCCATTCAAAGATAATAATCACGAACTTCCATCAAAAGTTGTCCGAGACGATTAACTCCAGTTCCGTCACCGTTGTCTCCCCAATAGTTGTCATTGGTTGTATGTTCCACCAATGTTTTGCCTCTGGTGGAAAGAAGAAGGGCCTTCAGTCCGGAATCTTGTGAGAATTTGGCAATAAGAGCTTCCTTCATGACATTATCACGAACCGCAAGCCACTTATGAATGTCGACCAAATGTTTATGGCGTTGGGCCAGATCAAATGCTTCTCTGGCGCTCGAAGCATTGACAATTTGAGTGCCAATGATTGGTTGGCCTGACAAGAAGAATTTCATTCCCTGATAATAGTGTTCAGGGGTCGGATAAAATCTTCCTCCAATAAAAAAGGGATTCCCCCGAAAAAAATTAGTGAACTCATAATATGAATGAAACTTATTATAGAAGCAAATGGTTGTAGTAGGATCATAAAGAGGGAGACCAGTTCGGAGATTAGTGCAGGGCGCAGGCATACCATATCCAACAGATCGTGAATGGGAGGCATGTGATATTGCCGAGGATGATGAAGCACTAGGACGTTTGCAGCCCGGTCCATGTGAACCGGGTATTTTGGAACAGGTACGACAACAATAATCATATCCAAAGTTGTGATGTTGGGAACCACATCCAACACATCGTAGATGGGAGGCATGTGATATTGCCGAGGACGATGAAGCACTAGGACGTTTGCAGCCCGGTCCATGTGAACCGGGTATTTTGGAACAGGTACGACAACAATGACCATATCCAAAGTTGTGATGTTGGGAACCACAACCTTTGCAAATATTAGCGGCCATATTAAACAAAAAGAAAATAATAATGAGATACGACACTTAGAATATATTATAATATATTTTTGACTTGTCTAATTGTTTGTGTGAAATATTCTTGGTGATTTTCATGGCCTCACCAATAATAATATTTTTCAATTTTTTCATAAAAATCGTAAATTGTCATATACTCCAAGCAAAATAACTTACAGATGAAACCACTGATATTTGAATTTATTTTGGTATAATAATTTAGTAATATCATGTACAAATCCGGTTTTGGAAATTGTAAGAAAAAGTGCAAGGAAAAATGTCCCACAAAATACGTCCGTGCCTATTGGAAAGATGAAGCTGTCATTATTTATGTTCAAAATGCCCTCAAACAGTTACAGGGAAAATCGCCCGAGTATATGATTGAATATGTCAATAATCCACAAAACAATGATTTAGATTTATATCTTTTCTTAGGCAGATCGAGTGACGATTATTTATTGGCCAGCGGTGCAAATCCCATTGCGGAACCACTTTCTCCCGAAAAACAAACTAAATACAACAGACTGGCCTTTAGAGCTATTAACGAAAAATTAGCCAACAAATGTGAGGGTTTCGTAAAATATCCTTTTGCCAGTGCATATATTGATAAAGTCTATCTCAAACGTTCTTACATTATCAAATTTTGCAAGAATGGTGTTCCATATTTTATTGGTGCTGGATATCCTCTTTTGGAAATTGATTGCTGTTGTCAATGAGCAAATTAATATGTTTGATATTTTTGTTGATTCCCAATATAAATATCATATAAAAAATTGAAATTAATATATTCAGCTTAAATTTATTGAAATTCATTATC